TTGGTAATGATGAGTATCTAGGGGACTCTACGCTTATCAACACACAGCGTTTCCGTCTAGCTACTAGGGACTCCAAGCTAGTCACAGGGTTTACCCCTATTGATGGCTACACAGAACTCATAGCTGATTACCTAAGAGATGCAGAGATTCTAGAGACTAAACACGCAGAGCTACTAGATGAGCCTGTAGCTGTTAAGCAGTATAGTGTAAACAGGGATGCCGGCATTGTGTATCTGCACACAGACGAGAACCCCTTTGGTGGCTACGATCGTATAGCTAAAGACTTAAAGGGCAGACCTAGGGAAGAGATATTAACTCGTGCTTACGGAGTTCCTGTTAAGTCTATGACTACCCTGTTCCCGTTATTTAGCACTAAGGTTCATGTAACAGACGAACTGCCTACAATTACCAAGGAAACCCACACTGTATACCAGGTAGTTGACCCTGCTGGTGCTAGGAACTATGTGGCTATATGGGCTGCGGTAGACAAGCAAGGGTTTATTACTATCCTACGTGAGTGGCCTGACAGAGACAGCTATGGAGAATGGGCATTGTCTGGTGATCCTAAGTGGAGGTTTGGTCCAGCAGCTAAGAAGATGGGACACGACATCCAGGCATATATAGAAGAGTTCAGGGATATAGAGAGCGACTTGGGAGTAGAGGTGTTTGAGCGTATAGGTGACTCTCGTTTCTTTGCAAGAGAGAATGAGGACAACACAGATCTGTTTGAAAGCTTTGCTTCTAAGGGAATGTTCTTTATACCCTCAAGCGGAGCAGACATTGAGACGGGGCTGTCTGGGCTAGACGAATGGATGCTATACAATCCTAGCGCAGAGGTAGATGATGCTAATAAGCCAATACTCAAAATACACTCATCCTGTGGCAATTTAATACAAAGTTTAATTAACTGGGGACATAAAGGAAAGATAGATGAACCATTGAAAGACTGGATTGACCTTCTGCGTTATCTACGCATGGCAAATGATGGCTATGGTCCAGACTATGTTTCTGACACTTCTATGAACACAACAAGAAAATCCGAGGGAGGATACTAATGGCGAAGAAAAGATTATTCCAAATAGCAAAGGAATGTGGAGTTCCTTTTGAAGAGGCTCTAGAGCTGGCGTTTCAGCATCTAGAAGAAGACATGATTACAGGCTCAAAGCATTTAACATGGATTAACGAAAAGGGGCAGGAGATATTAGATGATGTCATACCTATGCCCGATGTTTCAGCCGACAAAGAAGATGAGGAGCCAAACAGATTAATATACAGGGGGAAAGTTTTAAGGGAATGTCCGAACCCTATGTATGTTGCCGTTCACCACCGAGAACGCTTCTGCAAAGTTAACGTAAAGATTACCCGAAGGATGCAAGGACAGCTAATCGGGAAGATGATTTATTTTGAAGAAATTAAGAATGGAGACATAACCAGCTATCATTGGATAAAAAAGATTTGATAGATATGATAAACTAATAAATACCAATGTTAAGCGATAAAATTTCCGAGGAACTAACTTACGTCGGCAAAGAACCAAGTGTTCAGGCTCTGCGTCAAGCATACAATCAAACCGTAAATGAGCTAGACTCTTATTTCGATCTATGTCGTAGTAGTTACGACGACAGACGTAATTGGTGGCCAGGCAAGAGCCGTGACCTGCGTAAGCATGGCTCAGACGCTTTCCCGTGGGAGGGTGCAGCGGACATGGAGTCCCACGTCATAGATGAGCGTGTTACCAAGTTGGTATCATTGTTTATTTCTTCAATGAAGCGGGCTAACGTCAGGGCTTACCCTGTAGAGATGGGAGACATTGCCCGTTCTAAGATAGTATCTAACTTCCTCAAGTGGATGGTATCTAGTGGTTACATCCCCCGCTTTGCTCAGGAGATGGAGCTAGGAGCCAACTATATGTTGGAACGTGGTTTATTAATTACTTACGTAGGATGGCACAGGGAAGACCGACGCTTCCTCCAGAAGCTAGACATTGATCAGATTGCTCAAATGTCCCCAGAGCTTGCCGCTATTATCTTAGAAGGCAATGATGACGATCAAATCGTCCAACTTATAAAAACAACTTTTGACGGTGTAACTGACCGTAAAGCCAAGAGAGCACTCAAAGAAATACGTAAAAGCGGAGTCACGGAGCTTCCGGTAGTGCGCCGTCAAATTGATGTTCCAGATGTAAAGACACTAGCACCTGATGGAGACTTCATGTTCCCAGCTTATGTCACCGATCCTCAACGCTCACCATATTGCTTCTGGCGCACATACTACACAGCCCAAGAACTAGAAAACAAAGTTGTTACCGACGGATGGGACGAAGACTTTGTAGACTACATGATCGAGCATTACCGTGGAGTAAACATTGATTCTATTGAGCGCGAGCAGGAAGGTCGTCGTTCTATCAGTCTTACAGATTCTGCATACGAGGCTGATGAACTTATCGAGATTGTTCATTGCTATCAACGCTTAGTTGACTCAGAGGACAGCTGTGAGGGCATCTATGAAACCGTCATGCACAAAGACTTTGATGGTAACGAAGGACTAGGAGTTCCAAGCTACGCTAAGTTTAGCCTCATGAATGGCTACGAGGACTACCCAGTTGTAGTTACAAAGCTATCAGAGGACAGCAAGCGTTTGTATGATACGCAGACTATACCTGATGTATTACGTGGCATTCAGCAGCAAGTAAAGGTAGAGCGCGACTCTCGCATTGACCGCAACAGTCTGGCTACCCTTCCACCAATTATGCACCCTGTAGGTAATGCACCTAAAGACTGGGGACCCGGTAGATATATACCATACCGACGCAAGGGCGAGTTTGAGTTTGGTCCTACCCCAAACTTTAATCAAGGTTCTTTAGAAATGGAACAAACTATGGAGCGACAAGCCAACGCATTAGTGGGGTTAGATTATGAAGACCCCATGAGCCAAATGCGTAGGCAGTTCCTAGTAGACAAGTTCTTAGCTCACTGCGCTAATGTTTTAAAGCTAGCATATCGCTGCTTCCAAAGGTTTGGACCAGACAGTATCTTCTTTAGAGTTACGGGTAGTCCAGACCCTCAGGTCTTCGACAAGGGTAATCCAGACGAAAACTTTGACATCTTAATTGATTATGATGTGTTAAACTCTGACCCAGAGGCTCAAGAAAATAAACTAAACCAGTTGGTTTCATTGACTCAGTTAGACATGAACGGCAGGATCAGCATTGATCGTCTGCTTGAGGTAGCCGCTAGTAGCATTGATCCAACCCTTGCAGACGCAGTATTGCAACCAGTAGAGGAAGCTCAAGAGCAAATTGTTAAGCAAGTTACAGATGACTTGACAAAAATCTTTGCAGGCATTGAAATGCCGGCTCGTCCAAATGGTGGTCAGATTGCAATGCAAGTTATTGAGCAATATGCGTCTCAACCAGATGTAGCACAAAGAATAGAACAAGATGAATCATTCCGAGCCAGAATGGAAAAATACCAGGGTCAGTATATGTTTGCTATGCAGCAAATGGAGAATGCCCAGATTGGTAGAATTGGCACAAACCCCGCTCAAATGGGTAACGTGGATACTCAAAGTATCTAGCATCTGTTTATTATTCTTAAACTACAACGCAATGGCAGACAATAAAACACCGACTGAGTTTGCAAATCGTAGAATCCAAGAGCAACGCTCGCAGAATTACTTCGATATGTTATCCTTGAACGAGGGCAATAAGTCGAGGGTATACGAAGACAGTAAGGGCAATCGCACAATAGGCATTGGATTTAATCTTGAGGATGCGGGTAACCGTAGTTTCTTAAAGCAACAGGGTATTGATATAAACGAATTGTTTGCGGGTCGAGAGCTATCGGATAGAGAAACAAAAACTCTTTATAACCATAGCCTAACCCAAGCATTCAATGATGCACAGCAGTATGATCCTGGCTTTGCTCAAAGACCTGAAGCGGTTAAGATGACGCTCGTTGACATGGCATTTAACTTGGGTTTAACTAAACTTAACAAGTTTGAGAAAATGAAGGAAGGTTTAATGAACAACGACTATCAGACCGCCGCAGACGAGATGGTTAATAGCCTTTGGTATAATCAAGTTAAGTCTCGTGGACCAAGAATGGTTAACGTAATGCGTTCTGCAGCTAGATAATTTATGGAAGAAGATATTCAGACCCTCGCTAACTACGAAGCCTTTGCTCGTTTTATTTATTCTATTGAAGCAGCGCGTGAAGAAGTTATTGCCGACATGGCAAACTCATCAACGGAAGTAATACAGCAATTGAGTGGCCGTATTCTAGCCTATGATGACATCCTAAAGATGGTAAACTGGGACGATCTTCGTGCTCGTCATAGCCAGCAACTTGCATAGGATGTTACAATGAATTTATCGCAATCATCCAGCGTATACGGATGGACGAAATTATGACAGAAGATCACTCAAGCGACATCGCCGAGTCGTTAACAAATTCGGTGGCAACAAACATATCAGTGTCCGAGCTTGCCGCTCGACGCTTAGGTGCTAGCCAAGCATCCGAACCAACGGAGGCAGTCGAACAGACTGAAGAAGTTGTCGAGGAAGCGGAAGTTGCATCAGATGAATTGGAAGAAACAGAGGAAATT